CAAGAAGTCAAAAATATGACTCCGTTAGAAGCTAAAGATAATCTTCCCAAGATAGAGAAGTCGATGGCTCATTGGGAAGAACTTAGAAAACAAAAATAAGAAAGGAGTGAAATTTAATGCCACAGACAGGTATGTCATTCGGAAACGAAGAGATAAGAGACGCTGTCCCAATAATATTCGCTGCAAAAGTTTTAAAGGAAATTGATGACAAATTAGTTTTCGGTAAAATCGCAACAAAAGAATATGAAGGCGAAATAAGCAATGTTGGCGATAGAGTTGTTATCAGAGGACTCGGAGAAGTTACTATCAGAAAGTATGATCCTAAAGCTGCTAAAGCTGTCCCTGAAGATCCTATTCAGTACGAGACCCCTCAAGATTCAGCTATATTCTTGGATGTTGACCAGGCTTACTACTACGGTATAAGTATAGGCGACATCAAGAAAAAGCAATCTGACCTTAACCACATGACGAACTATGCTCAAAAAGCTGGTTACGGATTGGATGTAAAGGTTGATGCTTATATAGCTAGTCTTTACAACAAGGGTGTTGGAGGAGATGTAGCTTATGTCACAGATGCTAGCGTTGACGCTAAGACTGTTACTTCTGCTATTGGTGAATTATGGGATGCTTTAGAACTTGTCAATATTGATAGGAAATTTATAGTCCTCCCATCTTGGGTTATTTTAAGACTATTATATGCTGGAATCATTATGGCACAGGATTTAAAGGCTGAATTAAAGAACGGTTTCATAGGACGGGTACTGAACTTTGACATGTATCAGTCTAACAGATGTGCAGAAGTTGACGCTACCAGATGGCATCACGCCATTATGGCTGGAAGTTACGATTCAATAGCATTTGTACAGCAGATGATAGAAACTGAATCCGTTAGATTAACAAGCGATTTTGTTAGTGCTACCAGAGGTTTGCACGTTTGGGGATCTAGGGTTATTAAACCCAAAGAACTCTATTGGGCTGACTTACAGGGAGTCGCTGAAACGAATATTTAGTAATGTATAGGGGGAGATGTCTCCCCCTTTGAAATTTCAATGAAAGGAGGAATAAATAATGACTTACTATATAGATGTTCCTGAAACCAGTAATACGGACTTACTATTAGATGATAAAAAGGTTGTAACGGTCGTCCCTTCTGTCGCTTTAAAAACTTTCACCGACCAAATTATCACTTTTAGTGTTGCAGCTGGCGATGTTTACACTATGACTGCTTCTAATTTTTCCGCAGATTTATTTGCTGCTGGAGATCGGATAATTGTCAGAGGTTCAGTTGATACAAGTGGATTAATAAACAATGATGGTTTATATACTGTTCTCACCAATCCAGCAGGTTCTATTACTGTAAAAGAAATAGTTAAAGCAGTTGCTAGTGTTGGTACTGTATGTGTAGAAGAATATGATACATTCATACTCCATCCAACTAAAAGAACTGGACAAATTTGTGTCCTTATAGTATTAGGTGCTACCCCATCTGAAATGGATGTTAGTTTCGTACCTGGTGGATATTGGGCTTCTAAACCTTTAGTGAAAACAGCTGGAAAGAGCAATCTACCTGCATATCAAGGAGAAACTCTATTAGCAAACAAGACATATTTTGTTCAAGTAGAAACTGCACCATACTTACAGACAGAAGAAGAAGATTTATACACAGATGCAGTTACTACCATAGATAAAAAAGGAACAATGCTAATGAGATTATTTCCTAAGAAAAGCGAAGCATTAACTGTCGAAGTGGATGTAGCATTAGTTCAGTTAGCTTAAAGAAATGGAAATAGTAGGTCTCTGAATCCTTTTTAGTACCCCCTTTGAGGAGGATGAGGTCTGCTATTTCTATGTAAGGAGAGAGTTATGAAGTTTTTTAGTAAAAACAAAGATACCTTATCAGTCATAAGTAAAGTAGCAAAGAAACGAATTGCTTTATTTGTGAATGGAGAATTTGAGACTGATAACCTAGAACTAATTGAAAAGTTGAAACTGCATTTTAGATATGAGGAAAGTCCTAAAGTTATGTCTGGTTTAGCAGGTTTCTTAAAATTGAAAAAGGAAGCAATTTCAAAAGGGGTTTATAAAAAAGGAATGAAGAAAAAAGACATAGAAGAAATATTGAAAAATCTTAAATAAAAGAGGTGAAAAAAATGCAAAATAAAGTAAGATACTTATTTGCTGACAAAGAAACTCCAATTACTAAACCGATATATATTAAAACTATAAACTCAACTGTAATGGCCATTGGAAAGTCAGCCTTACACGTTACCAGTTCTGTACCAAGTACGAAATTTATTAGCATATATGCCGATATCACAGCAACTAGTGGTGATAATAGAGGGATTTATAATCGACTTTACTTTACCGTAACTAATTCTGGTGGTGGTGAATCTCTACGTTCCTATACTGAAATAGGAAAGAATGTTACTGTTGCAACTGCTCATGGAGCACATATATCTTTGGGAATGGGTGAAAGTACCGATATTGGTAAAATTACTGGACTTGGTGCAGCAGTAAGATGTACTCTTGGGATTCCGAATGGTGCTTTATTGGGTGGAACTTACGCTGCTTTAATGGCTGAAATCTACTCATTCGGTACTTTAAGTGATGCAAGTGGAGTCACGAGTTTATCAGTTTTACGAGCTGTTAATGATGGAGCAACTGCTGGGAAAGATATTGTTGACGATAAAGCAGTTTTAATCAGTCTAGCTGGATTTGCTTCAGCAACTGGTAGTTTAGTTTATACCCACGCTGTAACAACTCCTGGAGCTGCTACTGGTTCGCTTAAAATCTATATTGAAGGTGTTGGAAATAAATTTCTATATTATTGGGATACCGAAGGTGCTACTTAATAATTAAAAATCTTCGAGGGGTGGTATAGATAAACCCCTCAATCCTATGAAAGGGGGATAAATAAATGAGAAAACTTAAACTTGAAAATTACACAGTCTCACTTAGAAATGAACAAGGAAAACTCAATGACATACCTTATGATTTTAAGGATGCGATTATCAATTTAATGTTTCACCCTAATTTAAGATTATCAGGCACTAAACTTTTAGAAACTAATATTATAGCTGAAAAGATTATGGAAGCTGATAAAGAAATAATACTTGAAGAAGAAGAATACAACAAAGTTAAAAGTGCTATAGATAGTTTTAATGGCTTTACCAGAAACGAAGTTGAATTAGTCAAAAGAGTTTCAGAATGTCCGAAAATTGATGTTAAGGAAAAGAAATAAGAAGGGAAAGAAATGACAATACTAAAAGCGGAACTTATTGCAGTAGTTAATAAAACTTTAAATAGGGGATATGCTACTGACGGAACAGCGTTAGATGAAAAGATTACTTCTGTATTGAAAGACCTTTCTCAATTAGGAAATTTCTTACAGGATGAATTCAAAAGAGAAACGATTGCTGATCCTATTACAGATTATTATAGTTTACCTGATAATTTCAAAGATTTATTATTTGTTGGAATGAAAAGTCATGATGACACTATAATATACAAACCATTAGTATATGAGAGATTTGAAATGTATCAGAGGAATATCTACTACTCCTCAACTCCGGGAACTCCCACACGTTATACCTGGCAAAGTGGATATATGTATCCGAGACCAATCCCAGATGCTATTTATAATATGTACTTGTGGTATTCATACTATCATTCTGAAACATTCGTAATAGAAGAGGAAACGGTTAAAGCCTGTGATAACATCCTCTTTACTGATATCTACCGAAAAGCTATCGAAATGGGACTTTGTTATGAAGTGGCTTTAGGACTTACTTTAGATAATGATGCTAAAAAGTTTAAAGCTCTTTATTTTGAACAGGTAAGTATCCGAAAAGCTAATTTAAAAGAACCAATAAAAATCGCAGCCTATCGGGATGGATTTTAATGAAAACATTAGTCTTAATATTACTTTTAATAGCTTTGACAGGTTGTGGAATACTTAACGGTTTTATAATGCCTGATGACCCTGAATTTCTTGCTGTGGTAGAAAGTTTAGATACACCAGCGAAGATTTGCGAGTATATGAAGGAGAATTTCGAGTATGAATATCACATGCTTGGGACTGACCCTTATACACTTTGGAAAACACGAAAAGGCGATTGTAGTGATCTTGCTCAATTTGCAGGATTTATAGCGAACTATCATGGGTATGAAACCTATAAGATAAACATATATTTTAAAAATGCTCTGGTAGGACACGCTTTGGCAGTTTATAAGGAAAATGGTAAATATACTTATTCAAGTAATAAAAATTATCATCCAATAGGTGTGGACACTTTTGAAGAAATTGTATCAGATTACATCGATAAATACGGTGGGGAATTATTTTATTTTAAGGTTGTGAGTAATGGATAAACAGACTTTCGGTATCTTTAATATTCAAAATGAATTAGTAAAGAACATCCCAAAAATACTACTTAATAAAGTTTTATTACCTGATTCGGAAAATGTCTTACTGAAAGACGGAAAGATAATTCGTAGAAAGATGCGAGAGAAAGACTTACTTACCGCCGAAGGAGTAAAAGTCCAAACTCCGGATGGAAATCCTATTATTCATTATCATAAATTTATAAAACGTTCAACAGGAACACAATATTTACTTGCCTTCACAAAAGCACATATTTATCATTGGAATTTTCCAAGTCTCGACTTAAAGTGGACTAATCATAATATAACTGCAACTACTATCGCTTTTAACGATAATGGTGCAAGTGCCGATACTATAACTGACTCTGGAGCAGGTTTTGTTACTGCTGGATTTGTAGACGGAGATAAAATCACAGTTACAGGTGATAGTGAGAATAACGGAGAGTATACCATTGATACAGTTGTTGCAGCGACCATTACCCTTATTGCCACAGATGTATTAACCACAGAGATAGCAGGAGATTCAGTTACTATCGTTGCTAATTGCGATAATTGGGAAACGGAGAGTTACAACGATAAGGTCATTGCAACTAATGGTATAGATTTTGTTTTGGCTTGGGATACAACCGGGAATTTTGTAGCTTTAGATGAGACGACTGGTATCGAATACGATACAGGGAAATTTTTAACTAAATGCAAATATTTAATTACTTATGAGAGTTATCTAATCTTGGGACACACCTATGAAGATGGCACGTGGTATCCCCAGAGAATGCGTTGGAACTCTATCGGAGAAGAGGCAAACTGGCTAACGGGAACTAAAGGAAGCACAGAA